AGATTCGCTCAAGTAAGTCATGAATACTTAATTGAACAAGTTCAACACCAAACTACATCTGATGATCTTTCAAAACAATTGAACTTTAATCATCCAGTTAAAGAACTTATTTGGACTGGTGTGATGGCGTCGACACCAGGAAACCCGGCTCAAGTTAAGGCCATCGTCTTCGATGCAAAATGGAATATTAAGTTAAACGGTCATGACCGCATGACACCAATGCCTAGAGATTATTTTACTAGATATCAGGTATACAAATACCATACTGGGTGCGGTGGACTCGGGGAGGTAAGCGGCGCCGTCCTAATCCCTTCTTCGACTGGTTCCGGAGCGCCGGCGTGTAAAGTTAATGATTCTATTGCCGTATATTCCTTTGCTCTCAAACCAGAAGAACACCAACCATCTGGAACTTGTAATTTCTCAAGAATTGATACTGCTCAATTAGTTCAGACTGGCACGGGCGCGGCCGTGGAAGTATACGCCATCAACTACAACGTCTTAAGAATTATGTCGGGTATGGGTGGCCTCGCCTACTCCAATTAATTGAATTAAAATTAACCGATAATCATTAAAACTTAAACTATTCTTTTTTAAGATATGTATTTTCAAATAAAGATTTAAAAATAATTAATCTTAGGAATAATTGTGAAGATAAATTGTGAAAGAATTTTATCTATGCTATATGTATAAATATGGGAGGAGGATTAATGCAACTTGTCGCCTACGGTGCCCAAGACATCTATTTAACAGGAAATCCCCAAATTACTTTCTTTAAGGTTGTTTATCGAAGACATACGAACTTCTCGATGGAAGCGATTATACAGACGTGGGACGGTACTGAAGGTGGAACATCTGTGGCTAGATGCACATCTACGATTGCCCGAAATGGTGATCTTCTTTACAGAATGTATTTAGAAATTGATGGGAGACAGAAGAACAGCAGACTCAATTTTACAGCGGCTTCTATTACAGATGTTGAACTAGAAATAGGAGGGCAACTAATTGACAAACAAAGTGGTAAATGGATGAATATATGGTCTCATTTAACTCAACCGAATCCTTCAGCACATGTTGGTTCTTTGGAATATGGGTCGCACACAGGAACCAATTTTCAAAACATGTCGGGCATGGGCGGAGTCCGTGCAGACGCCAACAGCAACGATAATATATTATGGGTTCCACTTCAATTCTGGTTTTGTCGCAATCCGGGTCTAGCATTACCTCTAATTGCTCTTCAGTATCATGAAGTAATTGTTAAGTTAAATCATACATTTAGTGAAGGTTTCGAGTCCGTTTCTAGCAATAAACTATGGTGTGATTATATCTATTTGGACACCGACGAAAGACGTAGATTCGCTCAAGTATCTCATGAATACTTGATCGAACAAGTTCAAGAAAACTCATTAAGCGCAGCCGCCAGCGCCTCCAAAAGCGATAAACTTAATTTCAATCACCCTGTAAAAGAATTGATTTGGGTAAAGGATGGGCTCAGCGGAGCATTTGGTACCCTTGCCGCTGCTGCAACAGGGACTTCAACTTACAAATTACAATTAAATGGTCATGATCGTTTTTCGGCACGTGATTTCAGATATTTCACAAGAACTCAGATATGGCAACATCATACGGGGTGTGGTGGTTTGGATGCTGCTGCTGCTTCTACAACTGGGAATAATGGTGCCCTGAATGATAGTATTGCTGTTTATTCATTTGCCCTAAGACCAGAGGAGCATCAGCCAAGTGGTACCTGTAATTTCTCAAGGATTGATGATGCTCGAATGATTTCAGTCGCAGATGCTTCCTCAACAACAACGACAACTAAAATCTACGCTGTCAATTATAACGTCTTAAGAATTATGTCTGGTATGGGTGGTCTCGCTTACTCCAATTAAGTCTTATAATCTTCTTAAATACTGAGTTTTTAAATTTATCTTTTTATTAGGAATCATAACAAAATGATTTGTTATTAAATTAAAATTATTATATTTGCTATATGTATAAATATGGGAGGAGGATTAATGCAACTAGTCGCCTACGGTGCCCAAGACATCTATTTAACAGGGAATCCCCAAATTACATTTTTTAAGACAGTTTATCGCAGACACACGAACTTCTCGATGGAAGCAATTAGACAGACATTTGACGGAACAAGTGGTTTCGGTAATAAAGTCACAGCAACTATCGCTAGAAACGGTGATTTAATTCACAGAATGTATTTAGAACACGATGCTTCTTTTGAAACTTACAATACTGGCGCGGACGCAATACAAGCTAGCACCATTGAACACTATGGACATTCACTCATTAAAGAATGTGAAATAGAAATCGGTGGTCAAAAAATTGATAAGCATTATGCTATGTGGAATCGTGTTTACTCTGATTTAACTGAATTTAATCCGAGTGGACATTTTGGTTCTTCTATTTCCCCCACAAGATCAACAGCCAGCGTTACTGGGTCCGGAACATTATATCAATTAATGACAGGAAATGGTTATGGACTTAATACAGGGAGGTGGAGCGGCTCAACTAATGAATTTTCCGGCAATTCAACGGATGGAGCAACCAGTGCAGACGTGAATGGATTTACTTATCATAAGGGGGATGCTGATCCTCAGAAAGCTAAAATAGTAGTCAATAAAATATTTTTACCTCTCAACTTCTGGTTCTGTCGGAATCCTGGTTTATCTTTACCTTTAATTGCCCTTCAATATCACGAAGTTAAAGTTATAATGACGTTTGAAACTCTTGCGAATCTTGTAAGAGGAGATTTCGCAACTGGCGGAGAAACAGCATTCACTGATAGTGTTGTAGAGGCTATAGATGGAGCGGCGGTCGGCAAGTTTACTGTCACGAAAAATTTCGATCTATACTGCGATTACATCTATCTTGATACCGATGAACGCCGTAGATTTGCTCAAGTCAGTCACGAATATCTCATAGAACAAGTTCAACGTCAAGAATTTACAATCAAAACGAGTAATGATACTCTTAATATTAATTTGAATCATCCTGTAAAAGAAATTATATGGACTATGAGAAATGTAACAACTGGGGTAGAGAACGGAAGAAATCAACCATTTAATGGTACAGGTACCGAATCGGGTGACACCACATCTGCTCCTGTATCGATTGATGCAATGGGTGGTAATTGGCAATTAAAACTCAACGGTCAGGATCGTTTTAAAGAAAGAACAGCAAAATATTTTACAAACACTCAAGTTTGGCAACACCATACAGGATATGGAGGTGTTACTACTAGCGCCCCGAATGCCACAGACCTTATTACAGATGTAGCGATAGATGTAGGAAGTAATTCTATTGCTGTTTATTCATTTGCTTTGAAACCAGAAGAACATCAACCTTCTGGGACGTGTAATTTTTCAAGGATTGATTCAGCACAATTAGTAGGTACTTCCCTACAGGTCGAGGGTGGCGCGCTGGTTGTGGACGCTGTGGAGAGCGGCGATGCAGGGATGACTAATATTGGCGATAGTGCTGCTGCTAACGTTGAATTAACTCTCTTCGCAGTCAACTACAATGTCTTAAGAATTATGTCTGGTATGGGTGGTCTAGCTTATTCTAATTAAGTGAATTAATTAAAAATAAAAAAATAAAGACAACGAAAACAACGAAAACAACAAAAAGATAACAATTTAATAATAACCATCGATTTGAGATTCAATATCGGCAATACTTAATTTCCCTTGAGCACAATCAGTCAATAAAGTGATTAACTTTTCTAACACTGCTACTTTTTCTTCATTACTTTGTCCCTCTTTAAATAATGATTTTTGTAAAGAATGACCATTCGGATTTTGAAAGTGATTTGTTTCCGTCATTCTAATAGAACCATGAGCCCATCCTCTCACTAATTCGGGAAGCTTCTCTAATTGAACTAACAATGATTCATTATTAACCGATTCATCTACCTGAACATTTTTGTTGGACCAAGATTTTAAGAATAAAGCTTTACCAGCTCTTTTCTTTCCGACCCAGTTTCCACAGCATTCTCTTAAATAGTCAAGTTCAGCAATTCTTAAGTTTAAAGATTTGTGTTCTTCATCTACAACAGAATCCTCGACCGATTCTTCTACAACAGGTTCCTCTTCTACTGTTTCTTCCTCTTCTTCTACAACAACAGGTTCTACTACTTCTTCTACTACTTCTTCCTCAACAACTGGTTCTGGTTCTGGTTCTGGTTGAGGTTCTGGTTGAGGTTCTGGTTGAGGTTCTGGTTGAGGTTGAGGTTCGGGTTCTACTACTTCTTCTTCTTCTTCAACAACGGGTTCTTCTACTGTTTCTTCTTCTACAGCATCAACAGCATCTACTACCTCTTCTACTTCCATACTAACATTCGGTTGAGTTGCTTCTACTTCCATACTAACATTTGGTTCATCAACGGGATATTCCATATTATAAATCAATATAGATAATAATTTTAAGTATTATCCAAATTTAAAATAGAAAGATAAAGATAAAGTATCAATAAAGAATTCTTTTAGAACAAAAACATAATGAAGAGAACAAAGACTAATGCTTCCTCAAATGTTAAGGGTTTGAATGAATTGGTGTTTCCACCGTTGTTTCTGATAAGAATGGGCATGACACGATTGTAGGAATATTGAACTGCTAGAACCTTAAGAATCACAAACAAAAAAACTAGAATAGCAACGTTAAATCCTGAAACATCAGGCATAAACTTTTCTTTCACTTTACCACCTCCCATTAATAAACTCGTAACAGGCATTTATATAGTAGATATTATTTTTATTTATGATTAATTAATTGAAAATCTCATCTAGTTTCTTAAGTTCCTCTTTTTGTGAAGGATCATACTGAAGCTCTAGGACTTGTTTCACAGGATTCTTGATTTGATTTGTAATGTAGAACTCATAATCATATTTGCAGTCATTTTCATCAATATACTGTCGTATTTCTATCCGTTCTCCCTGAAGGATCTTTTCTTGTTTTTGTTCACCTTTCCTTACACCAACTTTGTAATATTCTCCAGTGTATTTGGGTGGCGTCTTAATATAAGCATAGGCAATCCGATCATTCGCTTTCGGTTTATTACCAGGATCTCTTAAACCAATTCTATCTGCAAGAACTTTATGAGCAATCTGTTGTGGATTCTTATAATAACCTCTTAATGATTTAGTAATGTAAAATTCATTCTCATTCATTTCACCCTTTTTAATTTTCTGAAGCGTGTCTTTGATCCATAATTTAGCTCCCTCAATATCTCTCTCCACCATAATCTTTTCAATCATATTACCGAATACATGCTTTACGATCGGAGCATTATCCCTTCTTTTAAGAACAATACCCATCGAAGTTCTCTTACAATCGCTAAGACTAAATTCATATTTATCACCGATGTATCTCTTTTTAGAGATTAGGATAAAAGGATAGAATGTTTTCTCATATTCTAAGACTTGGGGGTTATGCATCATCCTATCAGTAATCCATTGACCCGCTTTATCACCACACTCAATACACCATTTTAATGCTTCTTCTCCCTCTAGAAGTTTTCCTTCTTTATTTTTTCTAGAGAACTTAACGAATACAGAATCTGTATCGCCATAAATAACTTCGGGTTTTTCTAATCCTTCTTCTTCTGCCCACTTAACAACACCCAAGGAAGCATCGTCAATACGAGATCTACCAACAGATGTTGTGCACGCCGCGATCTTGTTTTTATAAATAGGACTGGTCCTTGCTCCCATTTGACCATAAACAGAATTAGCCGTCACTTTGTAGGCCAACTGAAGACCATCCCAAACCTTTTTCTTAAATTCATCTTTTTCATTTTTTAACTGTTTTTTTGCTGCTCCTCTTTGTGTTAGAAGATGCTGTAAAACAGTTGGTATAATTCCCAAAGGTTTCCCTTCTTCTTTCTTCTTGAAATAACAGGTTGTAACTGGATGTGCTTCATTGATAACCTTCTTCACGGTTTTACCTTTCTCAATAAACATATAATTATCATATGTGATTGTTTCATGTTCCACTAAATCAAGATACTTGGGATCCTCGATGAGTGTTTCGTGAGACAAATTCTTTTCAATAATAGAACTAGGATAAAGTGATGCATAATCCAAAACAGAGATAGGATCATCTAAGTAGATACCCGGTTTCGGTTCTAAAACAATTGCTCCTTCATACCCATCTCTAGGAGGTGGATTCTCAATTTCATCTATAAAGTCTTCAATTGAGTAATCT